TTAGCGTATCCTGCTCGTGGCTGCCAACCGGCCATAGAGCGCCATAACACCCGCAAGCGCCGTCGCAACCTGCAGCAGCGCTTCGGTGATGCTGTCCGACGTCAGCGCGCCAGTCTCGACCCCCATAAAACCCGCTGCCGACAATAATATACCAGCTATTGAAGCCCATATAGTGCGTGAAAGATACCATGGTTTCAGGTCGATCATCTTGTTCTCCTTGGTAAATGTTTGTCGGATAGCGGCGTCAGCTCGCGTCAACCCGGACCGTGGAGGCCACGCCTGGCCCGCCATCGCCGATTTGTCTGATGGCAAGATCGAAGGCGTCATCGGTTGACCCGAAATCATCAATGCGGTCGGCGGCGGCGTAGAACCAGTTGCTTGCGCCGGTTTCGGTCGTCCTTTTCAACACGCCGTCGATCGACTTGACCTCGACGCGATAGGCTTCTTGCGCCTCGCCGAGGGGAATTTCCGCCTGCTCCCACGAATCTGCGTCGATGCGGCTCCGCCGGATCCAGCTCACTTGAACGGCCCCGTCCGGTTGTTTTTGGGTGTGCAGGTGCACCGGCGAAAGCGGCAACCGCGCCCGCATGCCGCCAGCCTGTGTCAGACCGACATAATGCAGATCGTCAAACGACGCCGCTGCCGGGCCAATGCGCCAGTTCAATGCAAGGCCCGACTCGCCCGCACGCAGGCCGGCGGATCGCGGCGCTCCGTCAAGCAGCACAAAATAGGCGCCTTCGGCGGCGCCAGACAGCATAGCGTCTTCTGTGCCGGCCTGTCCTCGCAGCAATCCGCTCAACCGCCACCGGCCAGGCGCAGTTTGTTCAACCGCTTCAAACTGCACGATCTCCCAAACCCCGGATGTTGATTGAACAGCCGCCGCATTCGCGCCATTCAGCATCTGCAGTCGGTTGACGCTCGACAATTGCCCCTGCCGGATGTCAACTTCGATCGCCGTTCCCGCATTGATCCGGCCGGAAAATGACGGCCCCAGCGCTGACGCCAACGTGCCCAGAACAGCTGGCCTGTCCAAGACGGCGCGTTGGGTAAAATTGCCCGTTTCGGGAGAATTGAATACGGCCTGGTTCCGCCATGGCTTCTGAAACGCCGCAATCCACAGCTGCGCTTCGGGGCTGATGACGCCGGCAAAAAGAGGGAGATCAAGCAATAGGGCGAACGGACTTCCGTCAAATAGCGGCGTTTCTGGCTCTTTCGGCTGCGGAATGACTGGCGTCCACACACTTGGCGCGGTGCGCAGGACCTGTCGGGCCTGCAGCCGCCGAAACAGTCCGTCCTCGACATCTGTTACGACAAAATCGCCGCCGCCGGGATGCTGTGGCAGACGGATCAGAGCGCCTGGAAGCGTATCCGGCGTCCCGGGCGCGACCGCGACTGATGCCGTCTCACGCTCGAACCATTTGCGGCGAAGCCAATCGTCCAGCAAAGCTTGCGCCTGCCCGGGTTCAAGCGTGCCCGGAAAAGCGGTCGTTGCGATGCGCCCGCGACCGCTGGCTGGCCTCCGGCTTGCCGCTGACACGCTCTGATAGTCGAGCATCAGGTCGCGGAATCCAAGCAGCGCCTCGGTCGGCAAATTGTCCTGCGCCTGCCGCGCCACCTCCAGCGCCGGCTGCCTCCCATCCTGCACAAATTCGTTGAGGGTTACCGGTGCGCTGCCCGTTGCTCCTGCTGAACTGAACCTGAGACCATCTGGTCCGTCGGCCGCAATCAGGCCGAACAGATCAATCAGTGGCTCAAGGGCGGCGCGGGCGGTAGAAGGCTCGTCCACCACATATCCCTGCAATGATCCGGTAGCGGTTGACACATCGGCAGCTGGGAGATCGTGATCCTTCAGGATCGCATTGATGACGCCACTAATGTCGCCTGCTGCGATACGGCCGTTCAGCCAGTGGCCGGTATGCCAGTTTTGCGCATCCGACCATGCGTCAGCGCGCAGCGGAAATGCGGGGAACGGTCGCGCGTCCCAGCACCAGACATAGGCGCGACTGAAATCGACCATGCGCCCTTCATAAGCGTCAGAAGCCGGATTATTCGCCGGATCAAACGACGGATGGTTGGGGTTCCAATGGGCGAAATGCGCCTCCAGGCATCGAATCTGCGCTTCGTCCGACCGGCCGCCATTCGAGAAATACGGCACAGCACTTTCGCTCGATTTGGGGTCGAAAAAGACGTTCGGCTGGTTCGGCCCCTTGTCGATGGCGGGGCACCCGATCTCGGTAAACCAGATCGGTTTGGAGCGCGGCTGCCAGGCGGTCGGGGTCGCAGCCTCCACGCCGCCGGGCCGGTTATAATGCGGGTTCGACCACCAGCCAACGATATCCTTGTAGCGAAACATCCATGGTTTGTCATAAGCGCCGTCGTTGATCGGCAGACGTTGGCGATCACGCCGACCGGCTTCGCTAGCGTAATACCAGTCGAATCCTTCGCCGCCGGCAATCGCCGCACTTAGACCGCTTGCGTCATAGGGCGTTGCGAAACCATCGGGATTGCCGCCCCGATAGTCCTCATCGCGCCAATCCGACAGCGGCATGTAATTATCGATGCCGATTGCGTCGACAGCGTCATGCGCCCAAAGCGGATCCAGATGAAAAAAGACATCGCCCGACCCGTCAGCAGGCTGATAGCCGAAATATTCGGTCCAGTCCGCCGCATAGGTCAATTTTGTCTCCGGCCCGAGGATGGCGCGAACGTCATCGGCGAGTTCGATCAGTTTCTCGACAAAGGGAAATGCGCCTGTGTTGTCACGCAGGCTCGTCAAACCTCTCAGTTCCGATCCGATCAGGAAGGCATCGACGCCGCCAGCGGCCTTCGCCAGTTCGGCAAAATGCATAATGAAACGCCTGTAGCCCCAATCGCCCGCGAAGCCGGTGAAGAGGATGGTCTCGTCGGACGGCGTAAAATCGCCGGTCGCGGCCGCGCCGCAAAAGGCGTCGATCTGGCTGCGGGCGCTTGCAGTCTTGTCGGCACCGCCGGGCTGATCAGGGCCCGGATAGGCGGTAATACGTCCGCGCCAGGGATACTGCGCCTGTTTTGTTGCGCCATAGGGGTCCGGCAGGTCATTGCCGGACGGAATGTCCATCATCACAAACGGGTAGAGCGTCACCTTCACGCCGCGCGCCTTCAGGTGAGTGATCGCCTCTTTCACGCTTTGATCGCTCGGGCTGCCGCCAAACGCCGCTGATCCCAGATTCTGGCTAACCAGCGGCGCAAGCGCCATTTCTATCCCGGACACGACCCAGTTCAGGACGGATCCGAGCGGCCCTTCAAACGAAACTTTCGGCCGGATGGCGCACTCGCCGCATCGCAGATCGTTGCCGAACCAGCTGGCCACGACCGCGACATGTTCAATATTCGGACATAGGGTCAGCAATTCGTCGATTGCGCCCTCTATGTCCGTTGCCCCAGTCAGACCGTGACGGTTCTCGACAATGGTTTCGCCGAGATCTTTCAGATGGGTCACCAGTTCGGTCGACAGCGCGAACTCGCCAGAACCCGGGATCAGCGTGATCGCCTTGATGTCACTCGCGATACGGGAAACCGGCTTGACCACCTCGAACTGAAACTGGGGAATGCGGTTGCCGTAGTCGGCCAGCGGGAAATGTTCAAACACGACATAGGCGGCGCCGCGGTAGGCGGGCGCATTGCCTTCGCCTTGCTTGGCCGCGATCAGCGGGTCCGGCAGTTGCTCCTCGTCGCCGCGATAGACACGGAACTGGGCCTTCTCCTGGTCGATCTCGCGGCCATCGGCCCAGATGCGCCGTACACAACCGATTTCGCCTTCGCACAAGGCAAAAGCTGCATTGGCGAAATAGCTGTAGTTGGCCACCTTCGGCCCAACCTTGCCGCTGGGGCGGGAGGTCGATTTCTCCTCTTCAAAACGCGTCGCCCAGATCATAGTGCCCACGGTGCGCGTGGAGCCATAGATGCGCGGAAGTGCAGCCCCCTCTTCCGCCGTAAACGGAGATTGCGCCTTCAGGCGCTGACCTTCGATCGTCTGCGTGCCGTTGATCAGCGCCTGGTCGAGATAATAGCCCGCCACTGCACCTGCAGCGCCAGCCAACATACCTGCGGTCGCGCCAAAAAAGCCGCCAATATAGGCGCCAGCAGCCTGTAGCAGTAGTACGGCCATCGTTGGTCCCTTGAGCTACGGAATTCAGGCCAATGGCCGCCCAGGAAAGGCGAACACACCGGCGATGCGGCGGCGCCATTGCGGCGCAAGCGACGATTCTACAACCAAGCCCGCGCTGTCATAGGCGTGGATGAAACTGCGGCCGCTCGCGAGAATGCCCGTGTGCTTGGCCGCGTCGCGGCTACGCCAGCGAAAAACCAGAAGATCGCCTGGCCGCATATCCGCAAAAGTTCGCTCGCGGCAATGGCCGCGCACCGCGTCCAGAAGCGGCTCGCCACTCCCCGTCTCCGCCCAATCGGGTGCATAAGGTCCGGGTTCGCGCGCTGGCGCGCCATAGATTTCAAACCAAACCCCGCGCACCAGCCCGAGGCAATCGCAACCGACTCCGCGCCGGGTTCCCTGATGGCGGTATGGCGTGCCAATCCAGCGCCGCGCTGCGGTTACGACCTCGTCCGCAATCGGGTTCATGGCACAACCGGCCCGCCATCATGGTCGCCGTCTTCCGTGGCGTAGCGGTAGGCCGCGTCGTTGCCCGGCAGATGCGGAAAGCCGCGAAAATTGACCGGATTGGCGAATTTCGTTTTGCAGGTGGCGAATTGCTTGTCGCAACCGGCGACAACAGCGAATGTGTCACTTACTGCCGCAGGCAGGCGCACATCTTGGCGCAGCGTCAATTGCCGCTCCGAGCCGACGGTTCGATCCAGAACCACGACATCGGCCACGCCGGCGCCCTCACCAGCCGTCCAGCTGAGCTTGCCTGCCGTAAACCAACCTGCTGCAAAGCCATCCAGCCCGCTGACCACAACCGTATTTGGTCCTGCGATCCACGTGACCGTCCCGCTGCCCGAATAGGCGGGGCTGGCCAGATTGACGCCACATCGCGGATCGCCAAGTTCGGCGTCGCAGGCGCGCGCTATATGGCGGCCGTTCGGCTTGTCTAGCGCCGCAGTCATGCTTTCCAGTTCGGCGATGAAACGCCCGTCGAGCCTTGTGATCTTGGCGACCGAGGCCCGCCGCAGCAGGGCAAAATCCTGCGGCTTTCGCCAATTGACCAAAAAGGTCTCCACCACAGCACCGTCATAGCGTCCGGAGACGATTGAGGTGGACCCGCTTGGTGAGACAGCTTGGCGGCTTGGCTAAGGTGGATCTTGTTCGTTTCTACGCCGCCAATCGCTCCGTCATATCCGCCGTAGCATATACCTCGTCGGGTGTCCTGCCGCCGAAGGTCGAGTGTGGGCGTTGCCGATTGTAATAGTCGATCCAGGAGCCGATGCCGCTGCGGGCTTCGCTGCCGGTCTCGTAGGCGTTGAGGAAGACGCACTCATATTTGAGGCTGCGCCACAGCCGCTCGATGAAGACGTTGTCCATCCAGCGGCCGCGCCCGTCCATGGAGATGCGGATGCCGGCATCCTTCAGCGTGGTCGTGAAGGCGAAGCTGGTGAACTGGCTCCCTTGATCGGTGTTGAAGATGTCGGGCTTGCCGTGACGGGCGATCGCTTCGTCGAGGGCGGCGACACAGAAGTCGGTGTCCATCGTGTTCGAAAGCCGCCATGCCAGCACCTTGCGGCTGAACCAGTCCATGATTGCGACGAGGTAGAGGAAGCCGCGCCGCATCGGGATGTATGTCACGTCGGCACACCAGACCTGATCGGGCCGCTCGATCGCCAGATGCCGCAGGAGGTAGGGATAGATGCGGTGCTGGGGATGCGGCTCGCTGGTCTTCGGCGCCTGGTAGATCGGCGACAGGCCTATTCTGCGCATCAGCCGCCGCACACGCTTGCGCCCAAGGCACCAGCCTTGGCGACGTAGGTGCCGCGCCATCTGCCTCGAGCCATACCAGGGCATTTCCATGAAGGCCGCGTCGATGACGCGCATCAGTTCGAGGTTCTCGGGGCTCTCGCCGGCGGGCTGCCGGTAGAACGAGGCCCGCGAGATCGAGACCAGCTCGCACTGGCGGCGGATCGAGAGCCGTGGGTGATCGGGATCAATCATCGTTCTCCTCCGATCCAGGCTCAGCGATCGAAGGCCTTGGCCAAAAAATCCCGCTCGACGACGAGCTGGCCGATCTTGGCGTGCAGCTTCGTCACCTCGGCTTCCCGGCCGACCTGCACATCCGCAGCCTTGTCGTCGAACGCCTTGGCCAGGTTCTCGATGGCCTGCCGCTTCCACTGGGTGATCTGGTTGGGGTGGAGCTGGTGCTTCGTCGCCAGCTCCGAAATTGTCCGCTCGCTGCGGATCGCCTCAAGCGCAACCTTGGCCTTGAACTCGGCCGTGAACCGTCTGCGTGTCTTCATGCTGGATCGTCCTTGTCATCAGGCGATCCACCTTAGGCCCATGTCTCAAAAACCGGCACCACCTCAGATGTCGGCAGCGTCAATCTCCGCAGACGCCAGCGCGCCTTCAATGTCTTGTGTGCTTACCGCCAGACCGGCGCTTTGCTTCGCCTCGCTGCCTGCAAAACCGGTTTGCGGCGCGCATAGCGTTCCGTCGATGGTCAGAGGCCGGTCATGGTCGGTGAAGCCAAGCGTGTATGCATCCTTGCGCGTCAGCCGCCAGCAGGTACACACGGTCGTCACGCTGCGGTTCAGATGTTCGGTCAGCGCGGGCGGATAGGCGCTCAAAGCAGCACCTCCAGGAGCGGAATGGTCGGTATCTGGCCCGCCTTGAACGCCGTCAGACTGATGGAGAGATGCTCGGTGTCGAAGCGCACCGGCACATCAAATTCGTAACCGGCAGTGACCGGTGAGCCTGGCGGCGGTGCATCGTCCAACACCACCTCGCCCGTCGCGGTGTCGAATGAGAACTGGCCGCCCGCCAGAGCAGCGCCGTCGACGGCGATTTTCAGACCTTCAATACCGGGCAACCTGATGCGTCTTTCGTAGGCGTCGCCGCCGCTGCCATATGTCTTGGTCAGCATGAACCGCAGCCTCGTTCCATCGCCGGCGCCCAGCGGTTGGTCACTGGCCGAAATAGCAGCATTGAGCGCTCCGGATTTCCAGTCGAACGGGTCGCGGAAGCGGAATGCGTGCAACGACCCGCGCCGCGCTTCAAAGAAGCGCATCACCTCATGGACATCGTCCAGCGAGCGCATCCCGGTGCCTGCATCGAAGCGCCGTCTCGACATGGACTGGCGCGCGTTGCGTTTCTCCCTACCCGAGGTAAGCGCAACGATTTCGTTACGCCATTCCGGTCCGCCGGTCGCGCCAAACGAAATGGCGCTCGGAAACTGCACGTCGTGAAACGCCTGAAAGTCTGGCATTGGTTGCTGATCCTTTGGTGACTTCGTTCAGGCCCGCGTCAAGGCGGGTCGAAAATGGCGGCGCACGAGAACCGGCGCGCAGCGTACGTTCGGGTACGTAAGCATCGGAAGCGCAGTGGGATGGCATTTGCAGACCGCCTTCACGCGAGCCGCCTCACAAAGCCCGCGAGCCGCGCGCCACTATTCTGGCCAGCATCGCCGAAACCTGCGCTTCGGACTTGCGGAACGACGTCGCATCGGGCGTGCTGACGTTAAACACCACGTTGACCGGCTGACTTGCGCCGCCGCTGGCGACGCCCAGTCGCCCATCGGCGCTGCGCTGCAGCGGCAGAATCGCTTCCGGCCCGGCCTCGCCCATCAACCCGAGACTGCCGCCCATCGGAAAATAGTTTGGCGACGACACCACGCCGCCATCGGCGAAGGGAACCACGCCACCTTTTGCGAAAGGCGTCACACCGCCCAGCAGGCCGGAAAATATCGACCCCATCATGTTTTGCAGCGGCGCAAGCGCCCGCTCCAGCGCCATGCTCGACAGGTTCAGCGCGATCTTGCGCAGGATATCGTCTAACTTCTTGCCACCGCTGACCGCCGCCTTTAGGCCACTGGTCAACTGGCTGGAAAACCGTCCCGCCAGCCATTCCAGATCCTTTAGCGCCGACTGAAACGGCGATGCGTCCGCCTCTATTCGGACAGTCACATTCTCAGACATCTATTGTTCCGTCCTCAAGCTAACGACTTGGAATCCGGGAACCGCGCCATCATTGCTTCGAGGTCGGCCCGATCCGGTGCGACGGCGCGCCGGCCAATCCAACCCGCCGCATGGGCAAATTCGCGCGGCGTCATCGACCACAAGGTGCGCGGAGAGAGCCGCAGCAAGCCAAAGCCGATTCCCATGACATCATCCCAGGGAAACGCTTCTTGCCCGCCCGCTGCGGCGTCTAGGGGCGGCTTGACTTGTCTCCGACCGCCTCTTTAGCCTGCCCGCCAAAGGTCGCCGCCAAAAGCCTTGTCGCAATGGCTGCAAATCCGGCCGCGCCATCATCGGTGCGCATCCGGCCTACCTCGCGGTCGCTGATCTCATGACCGGCGCCGCGCAGGCCGGCGCCGATGATGCGCGTCAGATCCAGCGCCGAGAGCCTGCCGCTCGAGAATCGTTCCACCAGCGCCGACAGGTCATCCGCGCCAAATGCGCTTTCAAGTTCGGCCAGCGCGCCTAGCGTCAGGCAAAGTTTTCGAGGCGCGTCGTCCAGTACCCCCTCGATTTCGCCGCGTCTGTTGTTTGCGCTCATGGCGTTGCCGTAAAGCTGACTGGCCCGGCTGATTCCAGTGCGATCTCGAACGAGATCTCGCCGTCATGGGCACCGGTATATTCAAGCGCCGTCACCTGAAAATCGCCTTGAACCACGCCGAAATCTGGCACCGCCATCTGAAACCCACCAGTCTCGCCGCCAAAGAAGCGGGCGCGGATCGCCTCGTCAGAGGCTGCATCCTTGAAGATGCCGGAGCCGCTGATCGCTGCGCGCTGCACGCCCGCGCCGGCCAGCAATTCGCGCCAGCGTCCGCTGGAATCGGCGTCGGTAATGTCGACGGTCTGGCTGTTGAAGGCGATTCTGCGCGAACGCAGCCCGGCGACGGTGACAAAGCCGCCGCCAGAATCGATCTTCAACAGAAGGTCCTTGCCCTTCTGAGCTGACATGTGGGTTTCCTTGTGTTGGATTGGGACGCAAACAAAAATCCCGGCTCTAAGGCCGGGATATATTTGCGAAGTTTATTGCGGGTTAGGCAGCTACGGGAAATGAGATGTCGAACTTTAATGTCACTCCCATAGCCCGAAAGGCACCTTCCAGTGAGTCCAACCGCGAATTGTGATCAAGTCTGAAGAGACGATCGACATGTTCGCGCTTGCAGCCCAGCGCTCGCATTAGATCGGCTCTTGTCCAACCTTTCTCGCGCATAACCATATATAGAGCCGACTTGAGGTACACCATTCCGGGCACCTCCACGAAGTACCCCAGTCCTGTAGTATCTCTAAGCGGAAGAGGAATATCCTCGCCGTCAGCTATTCTTCCGGCGATAGCCTCCTCAATTGCGTTTCGACCGTTTTGACATGCTTCTTTCTTGGTAGAACCAAAAGATACCAACTCGTCGAAATGCGGGGAGGTTACTAGCCAAGAATCTCCGTCAGGCTGGAGAGCCAGTTCATACCAAGCCATTTATGTACCTTCCCGTTTTACTACTTCAGGCCTAATTGCTTGAGAATTGCCGCAACCAGCTTTGTCCCAAGCTCCCTGCCGCCTCCATGCATAGGAATCTGGGACTTTTTCTCGCCCAACTTCACAGTAACGTGGCCGCTGCCACCTCTGTGATTTTCAAAGGTGCAACCTTGCTTGGCGAGATAGCGTCGTAGTTCACTCGCATTCATACATATATACGCTACTCAACACTTGTGTGGAAGTCAACATAAGTGTTGAGTACTACGACGTCGCGGGATGGATACTCCCAGGCTCATCCTACCCCTCCGTCACTGCCCTGAACCGCAGAAGCCCGTGATAGAGCGACAGGTCATCGTCGAAGCGCGCCTCGGAAAACTCCTGCCGCAGGTTGACCAGATGGTGTGTTTCCAGTTCCAACGGCGCGTCGTGCAGAGCGGCGCGCGCCGCCTCGATCAACTCTAG